TCTTGATTGCCTTATCCACCTTGTCGCAATTCAAGGGTGTAATGTCCGCAGGAAAAAACTTTTCTTTACTGCCATCTTTGTTTTGGATTTTTAGTTCAACAAACCATATATCATCCATTTCATTTATAGATTTTAGAATGCGTCGCAGTTCAGCACATATTTTTTCAGCGGATAAACTCCTATCTGTAATCGGCGATAAGAGGTCATAATCACTAAAATATTGTTGTGTTTTGAATGAACTTGTACCCAGTTGAACAACTGGCGAATTATCCAGTTTTAAAACATTAACGAACTTGCGGATTTCTTCGTCTATGCCTTGTTTTGTTTCAGCAATATCCATTTCGTTTCTATTATATAAATGTAGAAAAAAAAAGTGTTAGTAGAACACACACACACACACACAATACCTTTTTATTCAGTAAATCCTAATGTCGCCATCAGTCCTTTAGGAAATGCGTTGAAACTTGAACCTTCGCTGAAGAAGATGCGTTCTGTATGACTTGCGAGGTCAGCACTCGTCATCACTTCGTTCGCCTTGCCGAGTTGTATGATTTCGTCTCTGCTGTTGCGAAGAACAAGAGGCACTTCGTTCGCCTTCTTGACGCGTTCAACGACATAGATGCCTTGTAATGACAAGTGCGACAGGAAGACACTTCGCCTCTGTTGAGCATCAACGAGTTCGTGCGATGCGAGGTCAAAGATGGCGTAGAACTGTTGTCTTGCCTCAAATGTCGCCTGCTGATATTCGGGGCGAACATCGGCGACATCAGCGTATTCAAAGCGACACTCACGCTCAATTTTCAGGTATTCAATCTTCGCTTTCTTGTAGTTCTTGAAGTTCTTGACGAAGTGAGGCAAGATGCGTTCAGCGTTCGCGAAGAACAGTTTGTAGGCGGTGTTTTCGTTCAACCTAACGACTTTGTTGCTCTCTTGCTTCTTCTCGCCCTTGCCTTGCTCGCTTCGCCTTGCGACGATGACGCTTGTCTTGAATGTATCGGCGATTGCGTGATGAACGCGTTGATGATTTCTTGCCTTTCGCATCGCCAATTTTTGCCTTTCTTCGCTGATGATTTCTTTTCTTTTCTTTTCATCTTCTTCTTTGATTTTGCTTTCATCAACGACGAGGGTGAGAACTCTCAACGCCTTTTCAAGCGTGCTTCTCGCCTCATCGTTGCCTGCCTCACGCACAGTTTCAATTCTGTTTTCAAGAACTCGCCCCTCCTTCTCCTTTTGAATAGGGCGAGTAGGTTCTTTTACCTTTTCAATCTTCTCCTTCTTCTCCTTCTTCTCCTTCTCCTCTTGAATGCTCTCCTCGCTCAATCCTAAAAACTCAAGCATCTCTTTTCTTTCTTTGTTTGCTTTGCGAGTTGCGTTTGCTTTTTCGGTGATGAGGCGACGACGCTCACGCTTGAGTTCGTTCTCCTGAACCTCAATCATCGTGAGTTCAATCAACTCCTCAACGAGTTCGCGAACTTCTTGAGGAATAACCTTCTCCTTCTTGACAATCTTAAGATTGTTGCGTTTGACTGATTTGACTGCTTGCGACATATTGACTTTGCTTGAATGCTGATGTAGATAAAGATTGAAAAACGATTTCAATTTTTTTTGGATTGCTATATATCCATCATTATCATCATTTTTTTTCAATTTATCTTTTTTTCATTAAAAAATAAGCAACTATTTATTGATAAATATGAATTATCTTAAAAGTTTATGATAAAATTGAAATGTATAGAAAATGAAAAAAATTGAAATGTATTTTCAATCTCTCGCAAGGTGACAGACAAAGCAACGAACGAGATGAATACAACGAACAACGCAGGACGCAACTTTCTTCAAGTCGTCAATATGACACAGGAGCAGGCAACACGCCTCACAGAGCATCAGGCATTAGAAGTCGTATGGCGAATGACTGATGAGCAGATTGACGAGGTCTTGAGGAATATGATTGCGTGTGCGATGCGTGAAGACACGCAGGAAATATTTGAAGGCAATTACAGGACAGAAGTCGCAGAGGAGTTTTACTGTGTTGAACTGTTGCCTGAAGGTTATTCAATTGAAACAGACGAAGATGAGGCAGAAATGGAGAACTTTGAAGCGAGAATGTGGGCAAGATTTACACTTTTGAACGAAGCGAGAGGATGAAGGAAGATTAATACATTAAGGAGAAAAAAGAAAAAGAAGGTGAGTTTTTTTTCTATTGTAATATTATAAAATGTCTTCGTATATAACTCCTTACAACATCGCTATTGCGAACAAGCAAAAAGCGTATGATGTCCGTAATTTAAAACACGATGTCTATGAGGCATCACAAAGTCCGCTTCACGGAGGTCAAGTCCGCGATGTTGATGGTGCTGGTCTTTCGGGCGGTGATTTTTGGAGCGATTTTGCCGACGGTTTTATGTCCGTTATGCGTCCTGTAGGCGAAGTTGCGAAAGTAATTGCTCCTTTCATCCCGAAGGGTGCTGGTTATAGTGGTGGAAGGTCTTGTCCTTATTGCCCGCACGGTCGTTGTCGTTGCGGTTCAGGAATGTCGGGCGGTGATGAAGTAATTGATGCTGAACCTGCTCTTATGAACCCCGATTTGAACTCAACAGGTATGTTTCACGGATACGGTTATAGCGGTGGTTATAATGAAAATATTAGTGGAATGGGGTATAGTGGCGGATACCGTGAAGGACTACCCGGAAGGTCAGGAGGCGATTTTTGGAGTGATTTGGGTAATATCGCAAGTACCGTCGCACCATTTCTGCCTCTTTTGGGTCTTGGTAAGGACAGCAGTCCTGAAGATAAATCCGTTGCGATTGGTCGTGCTATGCTTGGTTCAGGATTTTTTGATGATTTGCTTGACGGTCTCAATAAAGTCGGTCAGGTCGCATCCGCCGTTGCCCCTCATATTGAAACGGGCAAGAAACTCTATGATAAGTTTGGCAAGGGTCTTTCAGGTGGTCAAAAGAAGGTGGGTCAGCGTCTCGTGAAAGAGATGGAGGCATTAATGCGAAAGAGAGGAAGCGGTCTGTCAGGAGGCGATTTTGACTGGAGTACCCTTGCCAGTTTTGCCCCGTTGTTGCTTGGTTTAGGAATGTCGGGCGGTCAAGGCGAGTTTGATATGTCTTATCTTGAACCCTATTTAGAAGGAATGGGAATGTCAGGAGGCGGATTTATTGACGATATTCTGTCAGGCATCAATTCAGCACTCGCAAAAGTCACCGATTTTGTGGAGAGTGGTGCGAAGAAGGTCGGTGATTTAGTGGATAAGGGTGTCAAAGTCGGTAGTGAAGGTCTTGATAAAATTATGCCGATTGTTGAAAAAGTCGGCAAAGTTGCTGATACGGCAGGCAAAGTCGCATCGCTTTTCGGCAAGAAGGGCGAAGGTCGTCGTGCGAAAGATACTCGTGTTTTGTCAGGAAAACAGCAACTCTATAAGGGCGGTGATATGTCTGTTAATGCTCCATATGTTGGTTTTGATATGGCAACGGGTAAGGATTTTAAGCGTCCGGTCGGCGGTAATAGTGCGGAACTTATGGCACTTCAGCAACGCAATAATACTAATCAACCCTATAAAACGGGCGATGGTAGATGTTGCTTTAATGCGAGTGAATGCCACGGTACAAAGGCGTATCGGTTCAAGAAGGGTGAAAAATCGGCAAATGTTCGCAAGGTAAGTGTGAAAGGTAGAGGACAGGCAGGTAATAGCGAAAGTTTAGACCAAATTGAAGCAACGAACGCTCTTGTGAATGAACTTGCTTCTGCTAATCCCGCTGTGAATGCCTCACCCGCAGGTTCAGGGGCGAGCGGTGGTAAGAGACGGGCGAGCAAATGGATAGACCACGTTAAGTCATACGCGAAACAACACGGAGTTTCGTATAAGCAGGCACTCAAAGACGCAAAGGCAACTTATCGTGGAGCAGGGCAATCGGGCGGAGGACAATCGGGCGGTGATTTTTGGAGTGATTTAGGAAATGTCGCAAGCACCGTTGCCCCTTTCTTGCCCCTTCTTCTATAATTTTAAGTGAGGATGAGTGAGTTAAGTGAGGATAAAAACCTGATTTTTTGAAAACGCTATAGAAAATCGCCTTCGCAAGAAAAATAGGTTTTTTGCCTCACTTGAAATGTCTATCCTCACTTGTTTCGCGTCCGTTTCTTTTTAGATTTTTTTTTCTCCGTTTAGATTAAAACGAGGCACGAAGTTATGTGGTATTATTTGAAGGCATATAGCGATTGGTGGGGAAAATGGCGAAATAGTGAAGTTGAAAAAGCGGATAATTCAATTAGCGAAATGATTAAGACACGAGCGACGCAACAAAACGCCGTAATTGACCGTATCGTCGGCGAAGCAGAAAAAGCGATTGATGCTTCGCGAGCGAGCATATCTTTAGATGAAGAGGCAAAATCGGTAAATGAAACAGAAGAATAACCGAATTTATAATCTTTAGGTAATATATAAGATTATAAATGGATAGATTGAGAAAACTATTGGACGCACATCCCGTCAGTAGTCAAGACACAAAAAGGAACGAGCAGGGATATAGCAGAGAGGCAGAACGCTCGCTTTTGAATACGGCAGACGCACGGTACAATAAGCAGGTATATCAAAATGAAGTCAAGGGTGCGAACCTTTACGAACAGTCGCAGATGCCTCCGTCTCCTGCCGATGTAGGCGTTTCATTTAAGATAGGGTCTTTTGTCAATAAATTATCACAACTTTTAGGTTTTAAAACCGATTTGTCGCAACAAATAAGCACTCTTTTAGCACTCTCCACGACCCCCAGTCCAGTAAGGTTAATTCAAGATGCCCGCCTGATTAGCGTGAGTGCTGATTTTTTTAAGATGACGGATATTATTGCGACCTATAATGAACTGGTGAATTATATTCAACTTTACGCTCCGCAGATGACAATCAATAGCGATTTTGCGACGGGTGTGAATACGACATATCTCTTACCCCTAATTCAACTTTTGAAACAAACTGGACAACTCTATTTGAGTTCTTTTAATGCCATCCCTGAAGGAGCAAGAGGTTCAGCACCAGCAAGAAGGGCATTTGAAGCATATAGAAATGGAGCATCAGCAAGTTATTCAACGGTAATGCTGATGGCAGAGAACCTGAATAACGGTATTTACACGAATGTAAGTAAGAAAGATGTGGAACGATATGAAGAAGGTAAGCAGATTAAAACGCAAGTATTCGGCAGAAATCCTTTGCCTGTTGCCCCTGCCCCTCTCCCTCCTGCTCCTTTACAACCAGTAATACCGGGCGGACAACCAGCACAACCGGGCGGACAACCAGCACCACAACCACAACCACAAGCACCAGCACAACAGGGCGATTTTGCCAACGCACAAGAGTTAGTTCGTGCTTACGCCCAAAATAAATTAAATGAAGGTCTCCCTCCTGTTGATGTTGGAAATCAACAGGGCATTTTGAATACCCGCCGTTTAGGTAATACAAATAATTTGATTGCCGATATTCGTGCGATTGCGAACCAAGCGTCAAATGTTCTTATTTCACAAAACGCAATCAAGACCGCTTTGCCTATCGTTCGTGCGGAACTTGCCCAATACGCCCAACAGCAACAACAAATACAACCAAGACCACCGTCTCCGCAAGGACCACAACAACCCGCACAAAGACAACCGTCAGTCCCTCGCCAGCAACGCAGACAACTCGCACAGGGTTCAGTAGAAGAAGCATACCGAAACGACGGAGGCACAGACGAAGCAACTCGCACCAACCCCAGTTATATATTGAGACCAGTACCCGAACTTGACGGTATAGAGAATACTGATGTGTGGAATACATATACCAATTTGGAAGATGCCGAAGGTAGAGCAATCGCACCAGCAGAACACAGATTACTATTTGATGCGTTGCCTCCTGCTATAATATCCAAGTTGCGTCGTCAGCAACCAGACGGTAGTTTTGATTTGGACGCACAGACCGCATCACAGGATAGTTTAGAACCTTGGATTAGAAATGTTCAGCAGATTAGGCAGGCGTGGGCGAATGCTTACGGGCAACGAACAGGACAACGCATAGATAGTGCCGACCTTTATGGTCTTGGTAATGAGGAGTTCTTGCGTGGTAGTGGTATTTTTGATACACTTAAGGACTGGGCGAGTTCGGCAAGTGATAATGTGTCAGGGTGGTTCAATACCGTCACAAATAATATGCCGACGATGAGCGATGTTAGGCGTGGTGTCGCAAAGATATTACCGGACTCCGCACAATCATATTTACCGTCAGGACTTCAACGCACTTTTACCGATAAAGCAAAGGACTTTTTTGGTTTCGGGCGTGGTGAGTTTGAAGATAGGAAACGCCTTGCTGAACTGGCGTTAGGTGATAATCGCATCGTAGATATGTCGCAGGGTCGCAAGTTGCGTGAAACGATGTTGCCTTTTATCGGGGAGTTAGACCCAAAAGCAGAGTTTTTGAAGCGAAGAGGTGTTATATTATCAGGGGGCGTTGAGGACGGTATTCATACAAATATTAACGACCAATTGCCTTATGAAACATTTGGAGGTAATGTTGATTATGACGACTTTGAAGAACAAACGCCATTCAAACGCAGGATTGGAATGCCTAACCCCTTTGCCAAGCAACCTCAAATGGATATATTACCGATGCGTCCTATTATGGCGACAAACGGCGAAGATTTGGACGAGAAACTTGTACCCTTTCAACAAATATTCGGTTCAACTCGTGCCGGATTTGAGAAGGAGAAGGAGAAACCAAAGGATTTGGATGAGAACCCTGACCCTATTCGCATCACGAATGAGAACTGGAAGGTATTTACGGGCAAGTTAAAAGCACCTAAATACCGATTGACATAAAAAAAATACTTACCTGATGATTGCTTCGCGTTTTATGCCTTCGCCATCTCTGCCTGTGCGTCAATTGCCTTGTTCAAGTCATCTTGCCTGTCGCAATCCTCGCAAAGCATATTCTTTATTTCGCGAACGAACAAGTCCTCACCGCAATTTTGACAAACAAACTGATTTGGTTCTTCTTCTTCTCCGTTCAACTTGTCAATCTCCTCCTGTTCTGCGATGTCTGCCTCAACTCTTTCAAGAATGAAGTGAGCGACATATTCAGCACATTTCTCAATCAAGAGTTCAACGGCGAACTCCTCGTAAGGTGGCAATCGCCCGTAATCCTCAACACCGCAAAGGCGATAGATGTCGTTGAAGAATGAAGGTATAAAGTTGCCGTATCTGTGCGACATCGCACTAACCTCCTTGAGATAGGCGTTTCTCTCGTGTCGCCCCATCGTCTCGCACAGCGTTTCAATAACAGTTTGATAAGTGCCTCCGCCGACAAGTTCATCGTATAACTCCTCAAGGTTATAGAACTCTCGCAAGGCATTATAGAAGTATATCAACTCTGCGTCAGTCGGGCGAAAATGACGCTCTTCGTCCTCGTTCAGTATATTTCTCGTCGTCTGCTTGACTTGATTGACAATCCTGTTCGCGAGAGACATTTCAACAGTAATAACACGCATCGTGCGTTTAGACATCGTAGCAATCGTAGCAGTAGTGCGACTATGATATATATATAATGTAAGATAATCTATTTCAATTTTTTTTAAATAGATTATTCAATTGCTAAATATTTTATCATTAAAAAAAGCAAATTGAAAAAAAATTGATTTAGATTATCATTCACAGTTCTATTGACAGCGTGAATAACACTTGTTATAACGATGCCTCCTTGTAATAATGCCTCCTGTAAAGCAAAGCAATCCAGTTTAGATACACAACGCAGGATTGCTTGGGCGAAGTATTACGCCGAACATTCTCGCCGTTGCGAATTATCACAACGCGTTATGGAGTTGATGAACCTTCGCCAGTATAGAAATCCCAACGCTGGCGGTGTGCTTGAGCGTCCTGCCGTTCTGCCTCAACATATCACAAATGAATTATGGGATATGGCGAGTGAATTGAACCGCGAATTCACTTGTCCTGTCTGCTTTGAGTTGCTTGAAAAGGATACGATACATATAGCGTGGTGCGGACATTTGCTATGTAAGGGGTGTTATGCGAACTTGCCCCTGAATGTAGCAAGTGATACGAGGAGTTTAAAGAAGAAATGTCCAACTTGTAGGGCGGAGATATAGGGCGATTTTAAGTGAGGATAAGTGAGGTAAGTGAGGATAAAAACCTGTTTTTTTGAAAAACACTATAGAAATCGCGAAAAGCAAGAAACTTTGACTTTTTGCCTCACTTAATCGTTCTATCCTCACTTTTTTATTTTCTTCTTATAGTATAGAAAATGCCTCGTCCTCTCCCTCGTCCTCCTGTGATTAAGTCCGTTGTAGATTTAGCAATTAAGGCGTTGTGTCCCAACCCTAATGTGTCTATTACTCTGCCCCCTAAAATTACCTTCAGTTGCCGATGAAGTGGTACTGGATTTAGAAGGTTTTTTCTCCACTTTGTTTATAAAAGCAAAATGGAGAGCATATTAAAATCCGTTGAAAAATTAGAGAAAGAAATCCAATCCCTCAAAGAAAAAGTGTTAGAACAAATGAACGCACAATCTTCACTTACCTTTGGTTCGCCGTTTATGTGCGACCCCTATGTCTTACCTGAACCTGAACCTGAATGCGTGATGCGTCGTGAGTATTGCGATTATTAATCCTCACGCACGAGTTCTAACGAGACATCATCACGCACAAGACCCCTGAATATTGTCTTGAGTAACGCCAACTCCTCACAGTCCTTTTGTTGCTTCTGTATTTTCGCGAAGAACCTGTCATTTTGCTCGCGAATTTTCTGGTTCTCCGCCTTCAGTTGTTCAATCTCCTCCTGTGCCTTCTTCAGCGTCATCTCTGCTTCGGTGAGACGCTTCTCTGTGTCGGTGAGTGCGTCTGCGGTCATCGTAGGAGTGCTGACTGCTTCAAGATTGAACCTTTCAGCAACCTTCTCCTCGTAGTTGTGAATGAGGTAGTCAATCACTTCGTCGGTTCTTTCGTCGCAAAACGCTTGAACGCTCACCCTTGAGATGTAATCCTCTTCGCAATCTTCGTAGAGTTGGTCAAGCAACTCGTCGGCGTGATTGCTCGTGAAGTATTCAAGAGCATCGGTCTCGTTCTCCCACCACGCGTAATCGCAGTAGTCGGCGTAGTTCTCAAAGATGCGTCGGTTGAGTTCAGCAACATCAAGAATACCTCCTTCAGCGTCGCCATCAACTCGTATCGCCTCAAAGATTTCGTCTTCAATATCGTCGTTATTGAGATTGAAGACGAGGTAATTCGCGTATCCTTCGTCGCTTCGCTCCTTCACATAGTTCGCCATATAGTCGCAGGTCTCGCTGACGATGACGCTCTCGTTCTTGTTCTGCTTGCTTGCCATTTCGTATCGTATATAATGTGTGCTTGTATGCTGATGTAGATAAAGATAGAAAATACATTTCAATTTTTTTTCAATCTCACTATAAATCGCATTATCATCATAAAACTTGAAAAATTGTTTTATGATAAATTTTTTGTTTCAATAGGACTATTCGGTTCTTCTAAATCACCGCAAATCCGCCTATGTTTTTTGCTTGCGTAATGACCCCTTAAAGCAGTAAAGCGGACTTGTTCGCCACATTCACAAGTAAAAAATGCTTTCAATAGGGATTGAAATCCTAACTTATCTTTCACTTCATCCCTCTTTGCTTCAATCTGCGAATGATGCCTCTTAATATAAGGGGCAAGATGCTTAAAGTAGTGTTCGTTGTTATTTACGGACATTACTTTATATAAGATAATATTTTTTGGTATTTAAAGATGCTTTGCCATACGACCGCCTGACTGACCACCGCCCGACTGACCGCCTCCTGACAAACCACCGCCCGACTGACCCATACCGACAGCATCCATCAAAGGACGAGCAAGCATCTTAACCTTGTCTTCAACAGCACCTCCAACAATACGAGCAAGACCCGATTTAGCATATTGAGGACGAGAAGAGACGGCAAGAACATCGGCACGAGACAGGATTGCCGTGTATGTCTGTGAAGTACCACGCTCAATCGCGAAGACACCGCTGTTCATAGTAATAAGGACAATCTCGTATTGGTTGGCGTTAATTGCGAGACCAGTATTGTTCTCAACCTCCAATTTAAACAACAACTGGAATGCCCCGATAGAACCCGGAGCATAGACATCATCCAGTTCAATATGACGCCCAAACTCAAGAGCAAGAACCGAACCGCAAGTAGCAACCACCTCGGGCAAGGCAGTATCACCCGCAGGTGCGGTCTGCTGTCCTTTGTATGCCCGACCGCTAAACTCGCTCCAAGTTTGGTTTGAACCGCTTTCAACGGACATACGCCACAAGTCCCACTGGGTCGCTCCCGACAAAAGACCCGCTTTGTTGTTGAATGAAATATTAACCTTTCTAATAGGCAAGAAACTATCGGCATCTGCTCCATTTTGATTGCCCATAATCTTACGGCAAGCAATAATCAACTTGTCAGGGACGGAGTTCAACTGAATACTTTGAAATGTCTGCTCCACCGAAGCACCATCAGCAAGAGGACTGCTGACATTCGTCAAGTACCGTGGATATTCAACAAAAGGCAGGACATTTCTCGCACTAACCAAGTTGGACGGTTGGCGTGTCAAGAAGAGCATCAGCAAGCGACAGGAGGGGACGGCGGTAATCGTAGCATCACTAACGCTAAACCAAGTATTAGCGTCGCCCGGAGCAAGATTGCCAGCAGTACCATACTGACCGTGAGCAAGACGAAATGCCTTATTTGCGTTGCCGAGGTTAAATGTGAAATTAAGTGTTTGGACTCCATACATTCCCTGATTGTTGCTTTCAGGGTCCATCCACAAAAACGGAGACATCATTAGAGGTTCTCTCGTAGTGAAAGTGACGGTAATGACTTTAGGGTTGCCGTCGGCATTATTACCGTCAATACTGTCAATTACAAACTGTCCTCGGGGTTGAAAATCTTGGTCTAAAGAGTTGTCGTTCCAAGCACCATTAGGGTTGTTATTTGCCCCGAGTGCCTGATAATATTTCATATAACTATCATACTGCGTAGGAGTAGCGTTATTGTAGCGAGCAACATCGCGACGGTCGCCGAAACGAAGCAATTGAAACATAATGTCCTTTTGGTTCTGTGATACGGTGTTGTTGTTGATAGTTGCCTGAATAGTATTACAGCAAGAATGAAAGGGGAATGGACCTAAAGCGGACGAGTATCCGGGATTGACGAAACGCTGACCACCTCCACCACCTCCAGCAAGAGGAGTAAGAGTGAATTGGACCGTCATAGTGGTCTCCACCATAATACGCCTGCTAAATACCGTGGATTCACTCGGCAATTGGACATTAAAGGTAATAGAAGAGGGCGACTTTGAAATCGCCTCATACTGCGAAGGAGTGATATTCTGGGCACCCTTAAAGACCGCATAACGAACCTTGTCGGTTGTCAATAGCAAGTCGTCTTGGACACAAATCTTCTCAAAATCCGCTGATGCCATAATTAGAAGTCGTTTATAATTATAGCAAAGATAAAAAAATGTGTAGAATTCCCCTAAATTAGAAATATCCTTGGTCTTTTTTGCGAAAAAGTATTTTCAGCGAGCAAGAACACCCGTTCTGTAAATAAAAATCGTGGTAAATGCCATAAATGTCTTTCCACTGGACGCTTATTTGAATACCGTAAAGCGGACTATTGCCCTGTAAATCAATTAATCGGTATTCGGCGGTAGGTAGGTAAATAACATTTGGGAAATACTCTGTACCCGTATTTAAATTAACGACTAAATCTGTAATTTCGTTGCTTAAGTTGTCGTTCGCACCCGAAGAAGAATTTTGGTTCGTCAATATGCGAGGTATGCCGATAAGTTGAGGTAAAACAGGCACAAGTGTAGTTGTGAATACGAGAGATTGAATAGGACACATCGTCGCACCCGTGCTATAAGGTTGCTCCATAAAAAATGAGTTATACGGTGGTCCTGAACCTATTATATTACCACTTGCGTCTATATTTGCGGGGACATAATTGTTGAGCGACCCTCCTTTTTTGTTAAATACCTTAAGCAAATAGTTCGCTTCGTTGTCATTAGAATTAACAGGATTAGGATTGAATGTGTAATTGTGAATTGCCTGAAAGGATGAGAATAAAATGAATAGAGGATTGTTAAAATAAACAAAACCTTTTGCGTTGCCTAAAGATAAACAATCTTGCTCAAAAAGGTCTGCTTGAGTGACTAAAGTTGCTTTTGCTGAAGTTGCGTCCCATAAAAGATAAGGTTCATTACCAGCAACCCAAGTCGCAGGCAGGACAATAGGAGGGACTGCCAAACTTGCTTGTGAGACAATATCAGCATAGGCAAGTTTTAGTGCCTCATTAATCATACAAATAAACGACTGAATATTATTCAACCAGTAATAAGGGTTCGTTGCTTCTTCTAAAGTATTCGGCGAGGCGGAGGGAGGTGGTAAAGTATTGTTCTGTGGCACAAAAATTACTCTCTGTTTCGCAATCAATCTGTCAGCAGGAGAAGCAGGAGGATTGTATTCAACACTAACATAATACACCGTGTTATTCCACGGTGCGACACCCACCGTATTCTTCAGGTCAATCTGCGGTAAGAACAAAGGCATACTGCCTGCTGTGTCTAAACTAAATCGCACAATACTCAAGAAATAGTCGCTTGGATTGTCTAAAATAGGACTGCTTCTCACCTCGGTAAAGGTGAGGCGATTTGGTTGAGCGGTAGATGAAGTGGTAAAAGCAGGTTGGACTGTATTCACAACATCTAAATCATAATATATTTGCGAAGGTTGAGACATTCTTGTTATATATCTTATGCTTATATAAAATATTATGCCTTTAATTTTTAAGTAATAATCTAAATAATATGTTAGGGGTGTAATAATCTAAAAAATAGGTAAATAATCAAGACAATTTAGGTTATTACAGTAAAAATAAATTTATTTTTACTGTAATAGTGCTTTTTGGTTATATTATTATGGTAATAATCCATTAGGGGTCGGTAATAATCTAAAAAATCAAGTGAGGATAGATGCGTCAAGTGAGGATAAAAGATAGATTTTATATAAAATGCGTGATTTCATATAAAGTTGCGAGAATTATGACTTTTTGCCTCACTTAAAATGATTTGCCTCACTTTTTAAGGTCCAGCATTCGTAACCCTGCTTCCTAAAACACGAATAACAGCGTATTCGTATGTCCCTGCGAAGACAGCGTCAGGAGAAGTGAAAGTAATTGTTGGATTGGCGTTAGGGAGATTGTTAGTTACAACTTCATTAGGAGGTGTATTGGCAGTACCAGCAGTTCTCGTTAGACAAGTAAGAACGACTTGGTCGCTCGCAAGAAGTCCGGGACAAGCGACGGTGACGGCGGTCGCGGCTGCCTTGGTTATAACTCCCGACTGAATAACACAACCATAAACCCCCTGACCAGTTGCGTTGTAATTAGAAAGACCAGAAGCGGACATAGTAATAAGAAGTTCTTTATAACATAGCAAAAGATAATATTTTCGCCTAAAATCTATTAATTTGTGATAGTAACTCCAGCATTTAATCCACCGACAAGTATCCAATCTTCTAAATCTCCGCTTGCGACGAATAATTGCGAAGAAAAATTGTCACAAGTTGCGAATGATTTTCCTGCTAAATCGTTGGTCTCTTTGAACTTTGAAGTATTAGGGGTGATTTCAAATTTTACTGGGTCACCAGCAAATTCTAAACCAGTTATAGTCAAATTACCCGAATAAACACCACCCCCCGTATCAACAGCATCAACAGAACCGGTACTATTATCAACACTAAAATTAAATTGAACGACTTGTCCTGCTGTTAAACTTACTGATGCTCCTGTTGCTGTAAAAGGGACAGTAGAATTACCAGCATTCAACCAGTTCATTTCATCGCTATTTATTAATACTTGCGTGTAATCTTGATTAAACATTCCCATACCACCTTGATTTGGGTCTTGTGTTGGGAGACCGCCGTTTTGTAAATATATACCTCCGCTAAATCCTGTTACTGTTAAATCGTTTGGTGCTGTAAATGTAAAAAACTGAATACCCTGTTGTGTGGTCGCATCCACAGGAGTACCCGCTGTTGAAGGCGTGTTCTTAACTTGTTGATTATATGGATGAAATGTTCTATCTGCGACTATGATACAAGTGTCATTTGCCGTTACTGGTTTTTGTATTTGTGAGATATACCCTGTTGTATTATCCTGACTATCTCTAAATATAGTTGCCGAAGACCCCCCTCCACTCGCCTTCCATTCAAGACCCGACGCTGTTGCTGAATTCGCCGTCAAGACATAATCATTTGCTCCAACTGGTAAAATAACCCCTGCGACTGGATTGCCTCCAACTTGAACACCACCGCCTACAACTAAATCTCCCTTTGCCGTAAAATCAATCGCAACCTTACTCGCTGTTCCGTCAGCATATTCAGTAAGCGGTGCGAGTGCCGTAACTGTGCCTGAACCTCCTGCGTTAATCCAAGCAGGGACACCACCAGCAACACCTAATATTTGCCCTGCTTGCGGAGCATTCGTTAATGCCCCCACTTTTGCCACACCCGTCCCATAAGGTATTTCACCAATAAGAGCATTTGAGAAATTAATACTGATTTTGCTATTCGGTGCGGGGTCTGCCTCTTCAATTAGAGGTAAGTTTGCTGATATGAGACCTGACCCGCCCGCATCTTGCCACGCAGGTATGCCACCAGCGACACCTAAAATCTGTCCTGCGTTGCCTATATTTAATAACTGGTCTGCGTAATTGGGTGCTGGACCACCGTATATCAATTGTCCCTCTTGTGTAAAGTCCGTGCCTCCACCTGCTGGTATTAAATTATTAAATATTTTCCCAGTCGCCGAGTTAATAATAGAACTGACCGACATTTCTAAATATTCGTAATCTTCTTTCTTTATATGTATCAAGAGAAAAGATTATTTACTTATGGCACAAAAGCAACTCCTCCATTTACTCCGTTTGTAACAACCCAATTATTTAAATCTCCACTTGCGATGAATTTTTGTGAAGAAAAATTTTCGCAGGTTGCGGAGGTTTGAGCAGTTGGGTTGCCCGCCACTCTAAATTTCGCAGGAGGAGCGAGCGTAAAGGTTGCTGGTATATTTTGATATTCATCACCATTAACAGTTATATTGCCAGAAAAATTACCACTACCCGTATCTATTATTTGAACAGTCGGGGTTATGCCTTGAACGGTTAATAATTGAAAAACAAAGGTATATGTTGTTCCGCCGACCACTTGATAGGATGTGCTTGCTTGCGAATTGATTGCGAGAAGACCCGTGAAAAATATATTAAATGAAGCAATTTGACCTTGTAGTAAAACCTGCGTCGCCCCTGCGTCGCATAAATTACAAGTTGCCGTGTCGTTTAATGGTTGTGGAGTTTGGTCGCTTGCTGATATATAGACATTCGCCGTGAATGAAGTAATAAGAATATCATTAGGAGGTGTCCAAGTGAAAAATATTTGAGATGGATTTGCGATGACATCCACAGGAGTACCCGTTGTTGAAGGTTGATTTTTTATCTGCTGACTATATGTGTGATATGTTCTATTTGATACTATGATACAAGTATCGTTTGCGGTCTGCGGGGGTGTTATAGTAAGAGGTGTATTATCAATATCATTTTTAAATATAATCGGTGTAGAACCTGAACCTGATGCCTTCCACTCAAGACCCGACGCTGTTGCTGAATTCGTAGTCAATACTGTATCGTTTGCCCCGACTGGTAAAATGACCCCTGCGACTGGTTCTCCTCCAACTTGAACGCCACCGCCAACGACGAGGTCGCCCTTTGCTGTAAAATCAATCGCAATATTGCTCGCATTCGCGACTTCGTATTCTTTTAGCGGAGCGAGTGCTGTGATTGTGCCTGAACCTCCTGCGTTAATCCACGCAGGGACACCATTCGCAACTCCTAATACCTGCCCTGCTTGCGAAGCATTCGTTAATGCCCCCACTTTTGCCACCCCCGTCCCATAAGGTATTTCACCAACATTCGCGGAGAAATTAATACTGATTTTACTATTTGGAGCGGGGTCTGCCTCTTCAATCAGGGGTAAGTTTGCCGATATGAGACCTGACCCACCCGCATCTTGCCAATCAGGGACACCACCAACGACCGTTAAAATTTGTCCTGCGTTGCCTATATTTAATCGCTGGTCGTCGTAATCGGGTGCTTGACCTCCATATATCAATTGTCCCTCTTGTGTAAAGTCCGTACCTCCACCTGCTGGTATTAAATCATTAAATATTTGCCCCGTCGCCGAGTTAATAATAGAACTGACAGACATTATCTAAATAATCGTTTTGATATATATCAAGAAGATTATTTTCTTACAAGTATCTATTCACCACAGTTTTAATGAGAAGATAAACAGCAATATCAGCAATATTAGGCAGAACATAGTAAAAGACACCGCTTACAATTGTGTAAAGCATTTATACTATACAACGAAAAAAAGTGAGGATGAGTGAGGCAAGTGAGGCAAAAAACCTGATTTTTGTAAAAACTCTATAGAAATCGCGTAAAGCAGAAAACTTTGACTTTTTGCCTCACTTAAAATGTCTATCCTCACTTATTTTAACTCCAACCTATAGTTCCACTTGTATTAAATGTGTAAATACGATAATCAATACCGCCGATAGTCGCAGTAGTAGAGACACCTCCACCTGTAATTGTCCCCGCTCTATTTGAAAGAGGGTGTCGCAAAATAATAACACCACGCCCACCATTACCAGCAATCGTCACGGGTGACCCAAAAGAGTTGTTTGAACCTCCTCCACCTCCACCTGTATTCGCGATGCCATTACCTCCGTTGGTATTCGTTCCACCTGCTCCACCACCAAAAGCATTTGTTCCTGTATTACCGCCTCCAATACCACCTCCAGCACGACCGGTATTTGTTCCATCTATCGTTGAGATTAAACCTAAACCACCGTTATTGGGAGTTTGTGAAGCACCGCCCGCCCCTCCAGCACCACCACCACCGCCCCCGCCTCCTCCAACCGAAGCACCGCCATTAAACCCTTGATTAATGGTTCTCTCACCAAAAGACCCATTATTACCAGCACCACCTCCAGACCCACCATTAGCACCATTTCCAAAACCACCAGCACCACCACCGATAGATGTTATTGTTGATATATTTGAACCAGAGATAGAACTGTTTTGCCCGTTAGACCCACTTGTATTATTTACAGTTGCTCCATTACCACCGTCGCCGACTGTGATTGTGTAAATAACTCCACTCATTATTACGAATGTTGCGGTTTCAGTTCCACCACCGCCAGTCGTTCCAACATTCGTCCTGTATCCACCTGCTCCACCAGCACCAGCACCGTTCGCGGCCCCCAAAGCACCACCACCACCACCAGCAATAACAAGAAAATCAAGAGCAGAGGGGATAGAACCAGATTGCCAGATGCCGTTATTATAAAATGTTAGTTCGTTTGATGACAATAAAAAACAAAATTGTCCGGAGTATGGTGATGGTATTAATAGATTACGACCTGATGCGTCAGTTGCTAAACTGATGACACTAAAATTATGACTTGCGTCAATCACGGGACTTGCTAAACTTGGGACAATATAATTGACCGAATTAACCTCTTTCCCATTCATATTTAAATCATAAAAAGTCATTTTACTTGCCTTATATATGTTAGGGCAGATAAAATAATTATGCTATTCGCGTTACGACTAAACTTACAGGACATAATCCGTTTCCGTCTGGTCCTTGTGCGACCCCTGATTGAGTTTGAGTTGCTCCAATTAAATAAAGCGTTACTGTGCCTGAACCGCTCCCTGATGCTCGTCCAAGTTGCGTTCCAGCGACGATTGCCGAACCTTGAAACTGCTTGTGGATATTTACTCCAATACCAGCGAAGTTTTGATTATAACTTAATGCTGTTACAACTGCTGTTCTTGAAGGTCCGGGTGCTGGTAGTGGTGTTGATTGTGTAGAACAATATAACGACCCGTAAGTCATAGTGTTTGCGTTAGATTGAACCGCAAGATTACCGAATACTTGATATACTCCTGAACTATCTATTGTTGCTGTCACGCTCGTTACGACTGTTTCAGTATTCGTAGGTAAAGTTGAATTAATAATAGATGGATTTAATATAGGCGTAGATACGACAAGAGGCAAGCGTAAATCAACATAATTCTTCGTTGCGACATCTTGATTAGCAGAGGGGTCTTGCGTATTATTAATACGCTTACTATTCATATCCAAGTCATAGAAAGTCATTTTATTTGCCTCAATATAATAAAGGCAGATAAAATAATTATCTCACTTCCATTAATACAATATTCGCCTGTCTTCCATTTTGACAGACAATCGCCGTATCAAGAGAACTTCCAACTTGAAAAGCAACTGTGTAAAGTTGCGGACTTGTTGTAGCAGGTGTGTCTAAAAAGGTTATACTTGTTGGCATACTAAAAGGTTGTCCGTCGCTGGAGATATAACTTTCCACGACTGTTCCAGTAAGTAATGTTCCCGAAACTGTGCCTCTAAAAACTGCCATAACTGGATTTGAAAAAACGCTTTGGTTATTTTTTCCAAAAGGTATTTGAACTTGAATAAGAACCTTGCTTGATGCTGATGATGGTGTTATTGTTGCTGATAATCCAGTTGTAACGAATGTCGTGCTTTGTGTTGTGGATGTTGTGGATGTTGTGCCTTGAACGACTTGTAAAATCCGCCCACCCATCGTATCCACATAATTCTTTGTTGCGACATCTTGATTACCAGAGGGGTCTTGTGTGTTATTAATACGCTTTGAGTTCATATCCAAATCATAGAAAGTCATTTTATTTGCCTCAATATAATAAAGGCAGATAAAATAAATCCTCAAACAGAAGGATATGAAAAATTAATATAAATTGTGTCGCCGACTTCCCAAGCACCAAACGGTATTGATGCTGATAGTGCCTGACCCTGTTGATAATTGCCGTTGAGATAGAGCATCCTTGCCTCCGCTTGCGTAGAACCGTCATAAGTAACAACACCTTTCAAGACATTACCCGTTGAAGCGTCGCTAAATGACGACGACCCATTTAGAAAAGTGCCTGTAACTGCTCCTCCTGATATATCCATATTTACAGGTAAGGAGAACCTGAATGCTCCTGTGATTGCCGTTGTAGAACCAAATTGAATTCTTATATAGGCATCAACGAACTTACCCTGTTGTGCGTAGAGTGCGTCTATATTACCGTCGCCGAGTGTGAAGTTCAAGATTGTAGGCGTCCAAGGGACATATACCGCTGAACCTGATGCTCCCTGCGGACCAGTTGGACCTGTATCACCCTGAATACCCTGAATACCCTGAACTCCTTGAGGACCAGTATCACCTTGAATACCCTGAATACCCTGCGGACCAGTAGCACCTGTATCACCTTGAATACCCTGAATACCTTGAGGACCAGTATCACCTTGAATACCCTGAATACCCTGAATGCCTTGCGGACCAGTTGGACCAGTATCACCTTGAATACCTTGAATACCCTGAGGACCAGTTGGACCAACCGGACCTTGCGGACCAACAGCGTAAGCGATTAATAAAACAGAATGATTGTTTTGATTTGTGCCTGTAGTTCCGGGGTCATACGCACCCGAATTTAATGATACATCAAATTCAACATAAAGTCCGGGTGTGATTGTAGATGCTGAAATATCCCATTTTTGAAAGTTAGAACTGATTGATTGGTCTTGAATAATAAAACTATCGCCAGCACCTAAATTACCAAGAAGTATCTCTATATCGTCGCCGAGGTCGTCTATATGAGAAACCCATATTTTCGTTGCTGTTAAAGTATTCACAGCATTCCAAATGATACGACCGTTTGCTGGAGGTGGTACTGGCGTTTGTTGAGTTATTGTTGTCTTATAGTTATAAAACGATGATGACTGCCCTTGTGGTCCTTGTGGTCCAGTATCACCTTGAATACCCTGAATACCTTGCGGACCAGTAGCACCTGTATCACCCTGAATACCTTGAATACCCTGAGGACCAGTATCACCCGTCGCACCTTGAATACCCTGAATACCCTGAATACCCTGCGGACCAGTTGGACCAGTATCACCAGTAGCACCTTGAATACCCGGAACACCCTGAATACCTTGAACTCCTTGCGGACCAGTTGGACCGATGCCACCACCAGCAATCCACTCAACGCCTAAAGGGACGCCAGAGTTTGCTTGAAGAATTAACCCATTCGCTCCAACTGCCAGTTCAACTGTATTTGTGCCATCACCCACCATCAACGACCCCTTCGTTGTCGCCTGCGGAAACTTTTGAGCGTCCAATTCATTTATATTCACTATGTCCTGATTACCAGCATCATTACCCGCAATTAACACTTGAGCGAGGGAGTTTGCCTGTGCTGGAAACGGGTAAGGATTAGGCAATAAATTATTAAAGATTTTGCCATTACCGCTTGAAATAATACCTGAAGAAGACATCTTTATAGTATTATGTTATATAATTTTTTTGTGATATTATATTTATAGAATGAGCGTTGATAAAAACACCACAGACCCTAATTTACAATTGCCCGATAAGGCAAAATTGTATGAGATGGCGGGTGCTTCTTATGCTGATAATTTCACAGATACGGTAGATGGTTTTAGTTTATTGCGACAGACGCCGACGCTAAAGTTTTTCAAAAAAGACGACTATCCTGTAATTGTTGTTGCCGTCAGGGGTACTGCCGACTTTACCGATTTACAAGCGTGGTTGCCTGTCGTTTTAGACAAAATAGCAGGCACACAACGCTATATTCAAGATACACAAGTTCTTACCGATTTTCAGCAAGATTATTTACCGACGCAATATTATTATTACGCAACAGGACATTCTCTCGCAGGAGTGATTATAGACGAATGGTTAAAGAAAGGACTAATCTTATCGGCAAGAACTTACAATCCTGCGATACAGGAGCAGGACAACGCAGACACGACGATTGATAATTATCGCGTCTATGCGACAGGCGACCCTTTATATAAAATGTTCGGTCGTCGTTCGCTTGCGAGCGGGACAAGGGGCGAAGTGCGTCAATCAAATCAACCTTTCGGTTGGGACCAAGCAAAGCAATTTGCCCTTTCACCTATTTTTTATTTCGGCAAGGATATATTACGAGAACACACTTGGCGAAATCCTGTTTTTCAAGGCGGTTATGCTCGGTCTATCAGGAGGCAGGAGCGTTGATGATTTTAAGTGAGGATGATGATTTAAGTGAGGATAAAAGTCAAACTTTTTGATTTTGCTATAGAAATCGCCCTTTCGCGTGAAAAATAGGTTTTTTGCCTCACTTGCCTCACTTATCCTCACTTAAAAAATATAAATTGAAAATTGAAAACCTATATCTTACTTTTGTAGTTCAAGAACAAGATATAGAATGTCTCAATCACGCAGTTATAGCACTTTTGTATGCCCTTGTGGATTTGAAGCAAAAAGAAACGGTCAAGAGACGGTCAAAAAATTAGAAACGATTGCTCGCCTTCACGCGTTAAAATGTGAGAAGCACCGTTCAAAACCAACAAAATATAACCTAACCGAGTTAAAGGCAACAAAAAAAGACGCATTTAGAGAAAATGAATGTCGTGAAGTTCATAATATTTGGGTGGATACTATGACGAAACTTAAAAAGTCCTTGAACTAATTGCGTTTGACGCAATCGCATCATACGACAATCCAGTTTCATCCTTAATCTCCTTTATCCAATCGTGAAAATCTGCCAGCGACATATTCTCACGAAGATTTGCTTTTATCCACAGCGTCGCGAACGCACCGCAAGTCGCAACAGGCGAAGTTTTGCTTTGGTATGCGACATTATTATATTGAAGCGATTTGCCCGATTTGCGTAAGAGGATTGTCAGGTAAGGTGTCCCTTGTCCTAATTCTTGATTGCGAGCAGGTGAATTCCAGCGAAGAGGAGCATCAATTTTACTGCCGTAGGAGCAAAAGAAGCATATTGTATCCTTGCCGTTATTTATGTATCGGTTTATCACGACCCAGTGACCGTTGTTAAAAGAATGTTCATATAACAAGAAAAAATATGATTTTGGTGAAGGCAAAAGTTCTTCAATATTGCTGACATCGGCAAGTTCGCTGTATTTCAATATCTTCGCATTTGGTAGATATTTGCGAATATTATCATCACCCATAGGAGTTTCAGCAACTTTTTTTACTTCTGCGTTCTGTTCGCCAGCGACTTTTTGAATGATTTTCTTCGCGATTTTCGTTTCTTCTTCGTCGGTCTGTGCGAGACGACCCCCTTTGGCGACGAACGGTTTTAGATTTTTTTCACCACGGATTTCTTGTTTTTCGCGAACTTGAAGACGCAAGTTTTCGGGGTCTATCTCACTTGCGGTTAAGGGTGTATCTTTGCTTACCCTTTTGGTTGGGCGATAAACTGGATAGTCCTGATTGCCGACATCCTTCCACTCCTCTTTGAACCAACGAGCAAGAGGTCTGCCGTTATTGTCTTTGAACTTACCGCCGAGGTCTTTGTATCGTTTCACGACTGCTCCACTACGATATGCTGACGGTTTTTTATAACGAGGATACACTTCTGCTTTTGCCTGTTCATATAATTTTTTATTTAGGGGTACTGCCCCTCCGCTATATCCCGAACCTTCACCAGCACATATTTTACACGCCTCTTTGCGTTTTCTTTCTTCTTCTTTTTGTTCGGGTGTTTTCAAAAAATCGCTGACTGTATCGCCTATCAATTTTGTCCCCTCTTGGACTGCTCCACTCAATAAATTACCCCAGTCAAAACCTCCCTCTTTTCTCGCACCGTCCCACAATATATTTATTGCGAGCGAGTTCGGCGAATACTTATTTTTTGCCCAGTCGCCTTTAATTTTTTTCGCCCTTGCGAGATATTGTTTTCGTTTTTTTTCGGCAATCGCTGGAAAGTGTTGCTTATAAATAATGAAGTCGTTGTTCGTAATACTACCAAATTTCACACCCCTCAATTCTAATTTATGCTTACCGTCATCTGCGAGTTTCAAAGAAGAGGCATCTTTATATCCTGCCTTTTTCGCAAATGCTTTCGCTTGTTTCAAATATTCGGGTTCGCCTGTTGCCTCTTCAACATCAAACTTATCCTCTGCTTGTTTTACAAGTGCTTCTGCGTCTTCTTTTGAACCTTGGTCTATTGCGTCGTCATCCTCCTCAAACTTTACTCCTCCAGCGGAGGCGAATAATCTATAAAAATCTTCGTCATCAAATCCTCCTATCATTCCGCCTTTTAAATCTGTATCGTCTGTATTCGCATACAACGCCTTCAATTGTGCTTTTGCTCGTGCTAAAGATAAGGGGTCGTTGCTATGCGAACGGTCAGTACCCTTGGTATAAACCTTCCACCCCTTTTGAACTTTGCGGATTTCATACGGCATTTTCTTCGTTATATACTTTGACGAGATTTTTTTTAGGGGCAAATAATCCTGTCTTCGGTCTTTCTGTTAAATACATCCCGTATTCGCCTTTCGGTTCTTCTCGCTCTTCTATAGGTAAGCGTTTCCAGTCAATATCTTTGAACGGCAAATAATTAACGGAGTGATGAATGCGTCCAAAACGAGTAATCAAGTGTGTAATATCGGGATGTTGTTCTAATAAACTTTGTGCCTTTAAAAGTGCGTAATCTTCAACATTATAAATAGAACTCGTATTGCCTCCTTTGCTCCACATCGTCGTTTCTTTATTCGCTGGGAATACATTAAATAATGCCGTGCCTAATCCTGCTTTGAGGACACGACAAGATAAATCAACATCTTCGTTATATTTGCCTCGCCACATACCTTCGGTTTCACAACCAAGAAGAGAAGGTATGTCATTTGACAAAAGAATAGACGAATAAATGCGTGTATTTTTGATAATTGGACCAAGACGAGTATTTGTCGGGATTACAAACATTCTATAATTATGACCCGCCATTTTGATATTTTGATAGGTGTCTATATAATCTTCAATAAACCGAAAAACAAATGACCCCTTTGCGATTACGCGTTCGCTACGAAACATTCGTTCATAATGACTGATATTGTCATCCAAAATCCAGTGGCGGTTGTGTCCTTCGGCGGTACTGTGTCTCCAAACAAAATTGCGAGCAGGGATGCCTCCTTGCCCCTTATTCAAGTATTCATCAGGCAAAATGAGGATGTTGCTCGGGTCAATCCCCGATGCGATATATTGTTCGCGTTCTTGAGGTTCTATCACGATACGGTAAGGTATGTTTGCCCAATCTAAATATCGGGATGTCTGTCTTTTCTCCCACCTGCCTTTGCTTATAATATAAATTGGATACTTCGGCGGTGGATTATCATTTGTGGTCCAAACACTATTGTCCCAGTTTCGCGAATATTCATCAGGGCGTTTTGGATAAATAATACCTCTTGTTCGTTCTGTTATTTTCTGCGGTGCGAGGATTTGATTGAGAACTTTTAAGCGTCCGGAAGTTCTGGCAACTTGAACTTCTATAAGCGGTTGTGTCCGTAGTTCTTGTCGTATCTCCCATCTCGGCATCGTTTCATCCCAGCATAAATCTTCGGCGTATCCTTTTTTTATAGGAGGCAGTAATTTCCCTAAAAGGTCTTCGGGGATTATTGCTTCGGGGAATTCTGTTTTTATCAAGGCAACAATTCCGTTCATTTGCTCTTGTGTGAGTGTGCGAATAGACAGTAATTTACCGTCCTTATCTATCGTAATTTTATTAGGCATATTATTTATAACCGCGGTTATAAATAGTATATGGATAATAATTTAAGTAGTTCCAGCGAATATTATTTCGTATAAATGTAATCCTTCTGTTGTTCTGTGCTATGTCCCATTTTGACTGCGTCCTGCTTCTGTTCTTCACTTACCTTGCCGTATTTATCTGTCAGGTAAGCGTGCCTTAATTTGCTTGACCCTGTGCCTTTGCCTAACGCCGAGTTCAATATGCGTGTGATTGCGTTCAATTGTGAAACAGGTTCTCCATCCGCATACACTAAAAATTTCACAACGGACATATCTTTCGGCATCTTGCCATTTTTCAAAAGGGGATGATGCTTAAAGTAGATTGACAATACTTTTCGTAGTTCAGCATCAACAGGTTCGGTGTGAGTACCATAGGTTTTATCTGTTTTGTATTTATGAAAAATAAATTCTTGTGGTTCTTTTAGTGTAATATAGTTTCTATCTGCTGACAGTTCAGGGCGGTTCTTTTCAATAATGTAAGCGTTTAGATAATCGCCGTTGCGACGAGGTGCTTGAAGTGTATAAAGTGAAACCACGACATAGCGTAGCAAGGTCTCATATTGCGTCGGTGTCAGTTGCTTCGCATCGGCAAATGAAGCGACTTGATTACCAAGCGTATTTCGCTTTTCAGTAATTTCATCCCATTTCGGCAAGGTCTCGGGGTCGTGCTTAATCTCCTTCACCTCCTTATTTTTTGAAAGCATAATGTCGTAGTATTTTGAATAAAGTTTCTTATGCTTTGGACCTTCGCCACCGATATTCAAAGCACTCACAACAGCAATATAAAAATTGCGTTGGGTTGTCGGTGCGTATTCTTTCAATTTTTCGGCGATGACTTCCGGTTTATCAAGAAACTTAAAGTTCTGTAGCGGTTGTCCGTCGTTCAATCTTCGTAGATTAGAAAAATAGAGTTTTTGAGAGGATGCGGATATTGCGTTGTCTGTAAATCTCTCGGCGAGCGTTTTCTCAAAGGGCGTAGATGTCATACTTCGTAAATGTTATATATTATGATTATATAATATTTAAGATGATTTTTCCTAAAATAATCTATTTTCATTTTCATTTCGCCGAGAGATTTCTTATAACACACATTCAACTTCTTCATCACTTAACGAATGCGTGCTTGCCTGACTTGCGTCTGCGTCGTAGGCATAGTAATACAACGACTTATAACCATCAATCGTCTTAACTGATATATCGTTGAAACGAACAGCATTCATCATCGCTCTTGCGTCAAGACGACTGTCTGTGTCTGTATTGTAAGCACGAAGCACGAAACTCGTCTTGTGCGTGTGCGTCTGTCGCCATACATCTTTTTCTTCTTTTGTCATTTTTTCAGGCATAGACACCTTCGTAAAGTTCTTTTCAAACCAAACTTTAAACAGGTTATTCTCTTCAACATACTCATCAACAGCATCACGACTGTATTGAGGCATCTCAATCGTAGTTATGTCTTTGAACTGATAAGCAGTAGCGATGAGTGTAAGCATAAAGGTCTTGATGAACTCCTTGTCATCCTTCAAGTCCTTCAGGCGAGTATCAAGCAATTTCTCATTTTTGTTAAGAGGATTTGGGTTTGCTTTGAACTCGCTCAAGAAGGGGTGAATACTCAATCGTCGCAAAATGCCTTTGTCAAGTTTCTTGATGTCTGGTTTGTTATTACACGACAAGAAGGTAGTGAATAAGGGGTCAAACTCCTTGTTGTTCTTGTGTAGTAACCTTGCCGATATTCTGTCTCTGCCTGTAATCATTTTTACAAAATCAACATTCAAATTAGAAGATTTTTCATCTGCGTTCGGTTCGCTGACAAGCACTATCCTCACACCCTCGCACGACGCAAGGCACGAGTTCGCGACACCGCCCTTATACACAGTCGTCAAGAAGGTCTGTTCTGCGTTCAATACATATTGTCCTCCTCCTGATGTCAGGTAAGAGCATACAATACCTTTGCCGTTGCCTCCTGTGCCTGTGAATAGATACAACATCTCAAATCGGTTCGTGAATAGTGCTAAACTCACGCATTTCAAGAAATAATCCTTTTGCGAAACATTAGGAAATATGTCGTTCATTATTTTTTCAAGGAGTTTCGCCTTTTCAGGATTGATTTTCGCATCGCCGATGTCATAACCGCACGACTTACTGATATAATCATCAGGTCGCATCTTGCGAAACTCATTCGTCGTGTAGTCATACACCTTGTCGTTGAATGCGAGGAGGTTCGTGTTCGCATCAATCTTCGCATCAAAATCAGGCACGCAACAAAGGTCTTTCAAGTAAGCGATAATCGCTTTTGTGTGTCTGCTGTTGCCTATATTGCGATACAGGTCAAATAACGCTTGACTTCTTTGCTTTGATTTTTGCTCTTCAGGATTTAGATTTTTTCGCTGGTCTTCAAATATCTCACGCAAGGTAGAAGTGATACACATATCTATACTCGCAGGAGGACACTTGTCAAGTTCGTTGTAGTAGCGATTGTTGCTGTCAATCTCCCACCAATACGATTTTTTACTGTAAAAGTAGCGATTAGGTCTTGCGTTGTAAAACAGTATCGCAAAATCAACATCGGCAAATCCTCTATCAAGAATATTGTAGAAGTCGTTGCGTGATTGACACAGTTCATTAAATAACAAGCGATTATCTTGCTTTAACCAGAACCATAATGTAGCAATTTTCAATTTGCCTTGCTTGACTATCCTGTCATATGTCGCCTTGTTGTCATTTTTGTTGTATCCTGCCTTTGTCGCACAAATGTCGTCATATAACTTGTAATCTATGCCTTCTTCTTTGATAATACAAGTCATCTTGAACCAGTCCTCGTAGGTCGTGTATCTCGTATCACTCAATCCTTTCAGTAGAGCAATAATCGTTTCACGCTGTTCGCTGTTCGCGACGACAGGAGCGACAGGAGGAGCAGGAGCAGGAGCAGGAGCAGGAGCAGGCACACGCACAGGCATAGGAGCAGGAGCAGGCACATAAGGCGTTCTTATAAATGTATCTTTTGAAATAAACTGAATGAGGTTGTCTTCAAGTGTGCCTTTCACAATACGAGAAATGCGTTCTTTTTGTTGCGGTATTTTGTATGCGTTAGGACAACGAACCTTGCCATTCTTGCGATATACTGCTGTATCAAGATGTAATTTGCCTTCAATTTTTTTTGCTGACACCTGAATTACGCCTTCAAGGAGTTCATTCAGTTTCGGCAATATAGAGACAATCGCATATTCACGACACGCCTTACAACTTTCTATCACCTTGTTAAATATCAAAGTGAAACTGATTTTGTGTGTTATTTTCTTTTCATTCGTCGCCTTATCAATACTCAACGCGTCGTAGTGCGACGCATTACGCACACCTATCAGGTCTTCAAGACCATACTGTTTCATCACTTCTTCACACGCACAGAACCTCTCCTCAATATCAGCAATCAACCTCTCAAATTGCGAACGCGACATCTCTTTTGCTGTTTCGCCATCAATATCAACAAAGGGGCGAATAGGTGTATTGTCAAGCAACACCTCATAGTATTCAGTCGGCGACGACAAATCTTCTAAAGTCACATCTTCATACAAGGCGACAGTATCAATATTCGTGTAAAGTCCTTGAATGACTTTCACAGTAGGAGCAACAGGAGCGATAGACATATAAGTAGGTTTTATACTTATAGTAGAGATTATTTCTTTAAGTAGTTTTAATGTAAATAATCTAAATCAATTTTTTTTTCAATTTTATTTTTTAATGCCTAAATAAAATAGTATTAGGCATTAAATTAGTCATTCATCGCCAACAACCGAACAACAGGAGGGGGTGGCAGAGGCAGGGGGTAATCTCCCCAATTCTTCTAAAGAGAATAGTTTGTCTAAAGTTTGTATGGTTTCTTTTAGTTGTTTTTGACGGTTCTTTTCTTCAACCGCCCTTATATGATGAATACCCTTATTATGATGGTACTTATTAAAGTAGGTGTATTTACCGAAGCAAATCGGGCAAGTAATAGAACCGAGTTCTTGCTTCTTCGCATAAAATCGGTCGTAGTATTGCCGTCGCTTGTATGGGTCAGTTTGAGACGGATAAATCTTGCGTTCCACCGTCTCCGTCGTTTGTGTGCTGGTGTCCATCCTTTTCTTTAAGTATAGAAATAACTTTAAGTTGTTTTCGCAGTATTTTATTATATAGAGAAAATATAAGTATTAAAACGACTTATAGAAGTCGGGGCAAAGGGCAATTTTAAGTGAGGATGAGTGTGCCAAGTGAGGATAAAAACCTATTTTTTGAAAACGCTATAGAAAAACGCCCTTTCGCGAAAAAAACGGTTTTTTGCCTCACTTAAAATGTTTATCCTCACTTAATTTTGCCGAAGGCGAACAAAACAACCCAATTCTTTTTTCTTTTAGTATATTAAATGCCGAAAACCGAAATCGCTTATGTGCCTGAACTTGAAACCTTGTTGAAACACCAAGGAGAACAAGCGGAGAGTTATAGTATTTTACATAACCTCGCTTATGAGAAATACCAATTTAGAAGTAATATTATCAATATCCCTGTTATTGTATTATCATCGGTAATTGGACTGCTTACAGGTATGAATATCCAAAATGACGATATGTTTATTATTTTGAGTACCGGTTCTATTTTTGTAAGCGTTATTAAGAGTATTGACAGTTATTTTCAATTACAAAAGAGGGCGGAAGGACACCGTATCTGTTCGCTTCAATTTTCACAAATCTTCAAGAAAATCCAAATAGAGTTGTCGCTTCATAAAGATATGCGAAGCAATCCAAAGGATATGCTTGCGTTGATAAAGACCGATTTAAAGAACTTGTTTGATATTGCTCCTTTGCTTGACGAGGATATTATAGCGAAATACAAGGGGAAATATAAAACCGAAACGAAAGACGGACCAAGTATCCCGAGTGTCTGTAATGGACTAACTTCTATTGAAATCGCAAAAGACCACGACCCTTATAAAACGCATCGCCCGATTTACTATGACCCCGATATAGACAATCCTGCTTTAAACCCGCCAAAAGAGGACGGTGTAATTATGTCGGTGAAACCGATTGGTAGTAATGAATGGGAAAATATCAAGATAGAAAGTGTAGATATACCCGTTGATGATGTTGGAAATATGTAACTAATCGCTGTCATCACCCCCCGCACCAACAAACCACATACTCTTTTCAGTCATACATATTTGCGGATAATTCTTAAAAATACAACACCAACGAGACGGTAATCTTTTAATACCCGCAATTTCTTCTTTACTTAAACCGATATACTCTTGAAGGAGATAATTGACACCCCTAACAGAACCGGAATGTGGAAAATAAACGACCATATGACTTTCATTTAAAACGCGTCGTGTTTCGCCCTTATTCGTAGGAAGATGGTTCGTATTGATACAAGTTGTTTTGGTATGTCGCCCCGTTTCAAGAATAGAGTTCAATATTTTATATACTGCTTCTCGGTGCTTTTTGTCGCTAATTACATCAATATCATCAAAAACACAACAAGAGTTCTTTACATCGTCAATTTCAAGAGGGTCAGCAATCAAATTTGGACCGATTTTGATGCGTTTCACACCGTCAATTTTATCAAGAGTTTCATCTTCTTTAAGTGCTGAAAAAATATAAATTGGATTTTTGGGATATTTTTTCTTGTATTGCTCCAAGTACCCAGCAGTAAAAGTTGTTTTACCTGAACCAGACGGTCCAGTAATATAAAGAATATCACGCTCTTTCTTGCTGTCAGGAACAACTTGGAATTTTGCGTCTTCAGGCAAAGTTATATTACAGAATGTTTTATCGGTTTGCGGATTTACTTCACCGTGAGGTGCGACGCTAATTATTCTCTTGTCTAATTTACCACCCATAATTTTAGCAAGAGGTCGCCCAATATTCGCAACATTAAACTCGTTCATCTCTAATATAACTTGATATAAAAAAATCCGCGACATTACGGCAATACAGATTTGTTTTGAGCGACCCAAGATTTCGCTCGTTTGTTAATATCACTATCAAGTGCTTTGATTGCCTTATCAATTTCATTCTCGGTTCGTAGAGGTCGTCCAATCGTATTGCTTACATCTTGAAGATTAACACGGACTTTCTCGCCAAGATTTTTACCACTTACATCATTCTCTAAAATCAATTTTACTGCTTTTAAATTACTGGATAATGAATAAAGTTTGCCTGCTTCGCTATTAAAAAGTGAAGATAATTTTACCATATTCTCTTTATCCCCCTCTAAACGATATACACTAAATAAGCGTTTCAAGGATTTATAAATGTTGCCGATGGATTTATAATGCTTGTAATCTTCACTAATGGTATTAATGAGGACTTCATCAGGCGGAACATCCTGAAATGCGTAGATGATGGATAGTTCAGTAAGTTTGTTTGTTGCCCGAATAAAAATGACGGCATCAATTTTTATATAATCAAGCGTCTTGATTGCCTTATCCACCTTGTCGCAATTCAAGGGTGTAATGTCCGCAGGAAAAAACTTTTCTTTACTGCCATCTTTGTTTTGGATTTTTAGTTCAACAAACCATATATCATCCATTTCATTTATGGATTTTAGAATGCGTCGCAGTTCAGCACATATTTTTTCAGCGGATAAACTCCTATC